TATAATAAATTATAATCTTCTTGTTAGTCTTAATTGTCCGTCACTTCCTTTACTTCCCGCCCAACCCGAGATTTTTATTCTAATTGTTTGACCGCTTGTACTATAATTTAATTCGTCGTATTCAGAGCCTCCTTGTAAAATTTTTGGAGTTATAACTAAATTAATATCTGAACTTCCTCCACCTGTTATAGAAGTTTGAACAAATCTAATTTCGTTCACTACGTTAGGGTTTGTAAAATCAACACTAACTATTATTAATCCGGTTGTTACTGACCTATAAACTGAACTACCTCCGTCATTTGCGTTACCCATATAAAACAACTCATATACTCCCGCCGATACGGCTAGCCCTGTATCTATTATAGAAAAAGTAGAATCTGAACTTGATTGAGTATATAGGTTTCCGTAAATACCGCCATTAACATTTAAGTCGTTTTTGACTATTGTATGTCCGTTAGAATTGATTTCAAGTTGTACTGAGCTAGCATCTGATCCTATAAACTTAATTCCTCCGCTACCGTCTCCGTTAGTTTCAATAAAAGACATACCGGCTCCGCCCTCGTAAAATCCTATTGAAGACTTACCGCTTGTCGATCTTAAAGCTATTAAAGGTTTTGCACTTGTTCCGCTTACGTTAAAAGTACCATAACCGGATATAGTTCCCCCTACATTAACCGTCCCGTCTAAAGCTATACTTAATCTCTCAGACCAAGTAATATTATTTCCGGCCGTTCCACTTGCAGCATTAGAAAACTCAAATTTACCATCTTCTAGATCAAATCGGTTTGCTGCCTCGCCTGTATTTCTATATGTAAATTGTGTACTACCCGCCGTTATAGTTGCGTTATTAGTTAAATATAAAGCTGATTTAAAAGGAGATCCTGTTATAGTATTTCCTTGTCTACCAATTTCAAATGACTTATAATCTGAGCTTGGAGTTCCACTTGGAGAAAAATTACCCAACGTCATACTACCCGCACTATCTATCTCTAAAGAATTTGTTGTATCTCTTCTTAAAACGTGGCTATTTCCTATTGCTCCGAAAGCTACGTTACCCGTACTTGAGTTATCTCTAAATGAGGCAAAACAATTAGCGTCGGTACTTGTAGCATATATAGCATTGTCTATTGTTCCTGTACTTATAGAAACCTTTTGACTACTATAACCGGCGTCCCCAATACCAATATTACCGTCTGATCTAACGGTTATTCTATCACTTCCGGCNGTTTGTAATATTAAACTTTGTGCCGATTGATTTGCTCCTATTTCAGCGTTTGAAGTCGAGGAGTTAACTTTCATAGTTAATCTTTTACTTCCGCCCGACGTAGTTTCCTCTAATCTTATTTCGGGATCTGCTTGATTAATTTCAATAGAATAATCAGGAGTTGTATCTCCAATTCCTAAATTTCCACTTGATAAATTTAATCCACCTGCCATTTGGTTAGTACCACTATCAACAACCTGTAAATAATTAGAGCCATCATCATTTTGCACAAAAATATCTCCTGCATTTTGAGAGTGAATTCTAAATATTTTGCCTGTATCTGTTGTTCTAAATGTAGCACAATTACTAGCATCTGTTCCTTGCCATTGAGCAACTATATCATTTGTTGCTGCTTCTGCTTTTACTGTAATATCTCCTGTTAAAGCTACATCTCCTGCAAAAGTTGAGTTTCCTGTTTTACCTACACTTACTAAAGGACTATCTACATTAGTACCACCAATAACAAAATTATCTGTCCCGTCATCGTGCCCTATTGTATATTGTGCGACTCCATTATTAAAAAATTTAATTTCTGTATCGCTACCTGTTGGTGCATCTAATCTAATTCTACAGTCTCCACTTGAAGTTTGTATATCTAACATTTCAACTGCCGTTATTCCTATTCCTAGTTTTCCTAAAAGCTTATTGCTTCCTGTTCCTGTTTGTGTGAATTTACCTCCAAAATCAATGTCATCACTAAATGTAGCTGAGCCACCATTTGACATATCTAACGTAAGAGCCGTAACAGACGATCCTCCGTCGTTTCCGCTAAAGATAATATCTTTGTCTTGTATAGGGTTATTTATGTAAAAGTTATCACTTGATTTAAATATTTTTCCAAAATTAGTCCCACCTCCTAAGAAATGTATCTCAGAGTTTCCGGAGTCTAAATTAACTTGACCGTTATCTGCAACTTGAACAAAACCGCTAAAATCGTCGTTACCTAATTTTATACCGGCCGAAGTTCTAGCCTGTATGTTATTAATGTATCCTGTTCCATTTATAGTAACATCATTATTAAAAGTTGCCGAGCCGGCTGCGGACATATCTAATTGTAAAGCATTAATAATTGATCCGCCGTCATTTCCTTGTATAAAGAAATCTGCATTTGAAACACTACTTTTTAATGCTAAACCACCCGCTAAATCTAAACGACCAATCTCTGTACCATTATCTTTAAAAATAATATCGCTACCGTCAGCGTCTAAAATAATATCATCTGCACTATCTAAAATTATATTTTCATTAGCTGAGCTTGATATTGCTAAATTATCGCTACCGTCGTTTCCTATTGTATGACTGTCTCCTACTGTTATAGATCCTGTTACTGCTACTCCCGTTGAGGACGTCTCGAATCGTTTTGCGTCATTATGGTAAAGCTCAACCGCTCCTCCTTTTTCGCAATTAATAAAAGGTTGGTTACCCGTCGTAGATCTTAAATAAAGGTTGTTTTCAGCTCTAATAAATAAAGATCCTGTCCCATTGTCTACAATATAACTATTAGTACCGTCGTGATAAATCTGTAAATCATTAGCGTTTCCAAATTGAGCTTTAGCATTATCTGAAAAGTTAGCCACACTTGTAAAGCTAGCCGTACCCTCTGAATTGAAATCGCCTACTACTAAATGTCCTGTTTGAAAACTAGCGTCGCTTGTAGCTACCGTAGTCGTTGGCTCAACTGTTAAATTTTTAAATAGTTTCCATTTGTTAGAATCGCTAGCGTCTGAAAATAATCCGGCGTATCTATTTGATCCGTCGTTGTAACGTCCGTAAAATCCTATATCGACCGAGTTAGCTGAATTATCTTTAGCTAAACTAATTAAAGGATCCTCTACTGCTAGAGTTTGAGTGTTTACGGTTGTTGTTGTTCCGTTTACTGTTAGATCTCCGGCTATTGTAACTCCGCCGGCAAATGTAGCCGTTGTACTTCCTACTCTAAATTTTTCAACTCCTCCAATTTGGAAAACTTGATCAGACGTTGAATTTAAAACTAAAGCTCCTCCAACTGAATTAAAGGTTATATCGTTTGAATTATCAGTATCAGTTAAAGTTAAAGTTGGAGAGGCGTTTGAAACTGATATATTTCCTGTTGCATCTAAAGTTCCTAAAACATCTACTCCACCATTTTTTGTTTCTAACTTCTTAACTGCATTATAAAATAATTGTACGGCTCCGTCGCCTCTAGCAATTATAGCGTCTTCTCCTCCTTGAGCGTAAATAAATACGTCGTCTGCCCCTTGTAAAACAAGGTCGTCGCTAAAACTTTGAACGTATAAATCCCCTGTATTATCTGCTTTAATATAACTATGAGAGCCGTCGTGATAAATTTGTATATCATTAGACGCTCCCACCATTATTTTACCGGTATCTGTTCCAACTTTTATATTATTATTTGCTCCCGTTACTGAGATTGTTCCGGTACTATCAAAAGTTCCTGTATTTATTGATCCGCCGACGGTTGTTTCAAAACGTTTATCGCCATCATAATATAATTCAACGCTTGCGTTTGCGGTTATTACAATACTTTCCTCGTCATTTTTAGCCCTTATTTTTATATTATTTGTACCTCCATATATAAATAATTCTCCGTTGCCATTTTGTATTGCACTATTTGAGCCGTCGTGGAATATTAGTAAATCTTGAGAATTTCCAAGTCTTATTTGCTCAGAATCTCCCATATCTAAGCCGTCTGACGTTACTACTCCGGTAACTGTAACTCCTGTATTTGAAGTTTCAAACTTTTTAGCTGAATCGAAATAAAGATTTACTGCCCCATCAGTTATAAATTCAGCCATATTTTCAGTAAGACCTTTATTTATTTGTATACTTCCTCCGTTTGATTGTATTAGCAAAGCTCCTGTTCCCTCATCAGATATATAACTATTACTACCGTCGTGATATATTTCTAAGTCGTTTCCTGTACCAAATCTAGCTTTAGCGTTATCTATAAAATCTACTCCGGAGCTAGTGTTATCTACTTCAATTTTATTTGCTCCCGTTGTATTTCCAATAGCTAATATTTCTGATAATGTATCTACTGAATCTACTGAGGAATCTACGTAAGCCGTTGTAGCTATTTTAGTTGAGTTGTCGTTTATGCTTTGAGTAACTGCCGTAGATCCGTCGGATAAAGTTCCAACGCCTGTTATGTCTCCTGTAACGTTACCGGTTACATTTCCCGTTACGTTTCCTGTAACATTTCCTGTTAAATCCCCTGTAACATTTCCTGTAATAGTACCGCTAAAAGAGGCACTTGTAAAAGTTGAACTAGCCGTAGCCGTTAAGCCTCCGGTTATAGTTACCCCATCTGAGGTAGTCTCGAATTTTTTACTATCATTAAAGTAAATCTCAGATTTATTCCCACCATAGAAAGCGGCCATAGTACGGTCGCTAGTATCTTTAATAACTATATTATTGTTACCTTTTAAAAGACCGTTAATTTGTAAATTGCTAGTAATCGTTACGTTGCTAGGTAAACCTATTTGTAATTGTTGAGATCCGGCTGAGGTTTCTATTTCGTTAGCCGTACCAACAATAGCGAAAGTTTGACTATCTAAGTCTACTGATCCTGTTCCGGAGTCTCCGCTAAAATCAAGATCCTCTAAAGTAATTCTAGAGGCTACATAATCAATAATAGCTCCCGAAGTTGGAATAGAAGTATCGTTATCGTTATTTGCTATCCCGTCTGCCTCATCTACAAATTTTGTTATGGTTATATTTTCGCCTGTATCTTTTAAAGATCCAAATTCTAAGATCCCGCTAGCTTTCAAGTCTCCGGTAGTATTTAAGAAAACTCCCGCTCCATTTCCCGAGCCGTCAGAGATCTCTCTTAACGAGCTACTTAAAATTAAATTATCGGACATTTTAAGGAGTCCGACGTAAGTATTGCTAATTTTAGTATTAAATAGACTTGCCATTTTTGTTAATTATTTTTTTATTATTCTTTTTTTCTAGAAAAGTTTTTAGTTTCTCTATATTATTTTTTTTCGGTTTATATCTCATAATACCCAACCATTAAAAGTCTCCTCACTTGAGGGGCTGATTTCGTCGTTGGTGTTATTATAAAATTCCGGAAAATTGCTTTGGTTAAAATCCATATAAGATTGAAACCTACGCTTATACCATTCCGCATTTGTTCTCGCCTTTTCAACCAAAAAATCTACCTCATTTCGAGATACTGTTTCGGCCGATTCGGACGTATGTTTAAAAATCCCTCCTTGTCTTATTTGATAAGCTATGAAAGGAATTATAGCAACTTGACTATACCAAATTAACATTGGAGCAACGTATTCGTTCAACAACGTTTTATATTTAGCATTTGCTGAGTCGTCTATTGTTCCCGAACTAATTAAAGTCGAGAATTTGTTATATAACGAAGTTCCTGTAATGTTTTGAATATCTATCTCTTGAGCGAGCTTGATAAATTGAATATATTTATCCACGTCGATATTGCCGTCCATTATCGAGTTTCTTAATACATCTTCCGTCTTAATAAATAACGCCGTTGCCATATAATTTCTATTTTGGGTACGCCCCTCTGTTTTTCATATTTTCCGGAGCTTTAACGCTCTCTTTTGTACCTCTTGGGGTTTTGTTTTTCATATAACTAGGAAACTCTTTTTTAGTTGCCTTTGTATAATCTTTTAAATTTTCATTTACTTCGGATCCTTTTTTAAGTCTATATAAAACTCTTACCCATTTATGGCGACAATATATACCGCCTTTAAATTTAAATATATCGTAAGGTTTGCCTTTATGNCTAAACTCTACATTTACTCTCTACTCTAAAACTAGCCTTGTCAATATCCTCAATCCTCCAAACGATATTTCTACCGCTTAATTTCATCATTTGAGTACAAAAATCTCTAGACTTGTTTCCGNCCTCCATAGGTTTTCTAGATCCTATCGCATATTTATAACGTATTTTATATAGTCCGTTTTTAGAATCTAAATAACTAAATGCTGATCCGTTTCTTAAAGATCCTACATTGTCTTCGCTTGCTCCTACTAAGCCTACATATTCTTTAATTTTGGATAGTGTGCTTTTCTTTTCTTTTATTAAAGAGTTAGCCCACTCTTCCGGATCTATATTTGGATCCTCGTCAAGCTCATCTACTAACTCATACTCGTCGCTCATAACCTCTCCGGTGTCTTTTAAGGAGCCTAAAATATCNTCAGACTCTTCCGGTGTCATCTCTCTATGATCGTCGCTTAAACTCTCTTGTTTTATTCCTGTCTCTTCCTCAATAGTTTCTTGATCCTGTACGTCTTCGTCAATTTCAGTAAATTCTAAAGGTTGTAAAGTAATAAAGTATAAATTAAGAGCTATATTATTGTAAGCTAATAGCCTGTCAAAGTGTTCTATAAGTAACTCTTGAAAAGGTCTTATAATTGTATTGTCAAAAAGAATTGAGGCCGTCTTTATTTCGTCTGCATTGTTACCTAGACCGGTACTATCTTTAATACCTAATAACATAGGCGAAACTACTCTATGAGCTAACATAATTTTTTTTGTACTTTTCTCGCTTAAAAACTGATATTGTTGATGAGCGTCGGATAATTGTACGGGTGTTATTTCAGCTTGAGCATCTCTATTGTCGTTAAATGCTAAAATAAATTTTACCGGCGTTACTAGATCCGCTAAACTTTTGAGCTATTTTATGCTCTAGTAAACGTCTCTCTTCCTCGNTAGGAATACCGTTATTAAAGTTAATTAACATTGACGGGCTTAATCCTTGTTGTATGTTATTGATATGATAATTAGAGATTTCCTCTTCTAGACAACAATACTGAATACCTCCTTGATAATCTACCGGAGTATAATAATAAAAGCCCGCCGAATATGGCTGAATATACATTATTTCAATAGACTCTTTAGAAAAACCAAAAGCCGGTATACGTTTGGGTACGTCCGAGTTTTTAATATTAGCCCAATCTTTAAAATAATAATAAGCCTCTACTTCTCCTTTACTGTTTGCTTTCTCAGCTCTTAAAGTTTCTAAAGGCATATGCTCGATTTGAGCTATTGATTTTCTGTCTTTTGAATAAATAACTTGTACGGCACATTGTCCCATTAATTTAAGATCATAACTTAGCTTACGTACTACATTAGGTTTTAATAATGTAATCATTTTAGCGTAGTCTTCCGGTTTCTTATTTGCGTCTGTTGCGTTTAAACCTTTACCATAAATTTGTTGAGATATACCATTGATTGCGGCTGAATTTGTAGGGGATCCGTTATAACGATCTATTAGATATTGAAAATAATTATTATCGTCCCCATACTCAATCCAATCTTTATTCGCTACCTCTTNAATTTCGGGAGCTGAATAAGTGTTAAGATTTACAAAACTAACCTCAGATTTTGAGTGTTTAGTAAATTGTCCTAATTTGTTTCTTAATTTTCTTTTCATATTACAATATACTCATTATCGTAAGATTTATTTGTTGTATACTGATCCTTATTAATGTTATAATGATCGTTGTCGTTTTAATTGATCTATGTCTTGATCTGTTACAAATATTCTATCTCTATATATTCTTTCTTTTTGATCTGAGTCTGTTTGCCATAACTCGTCGTAAAAATTCCATAAACTTAAATTGGTATTCCAAAAGTTAAAGTCAGCGTATAAATCAAGATCATAAAATCTAGCCTCTTTAAAAATACTATTACTAGAGGCGTCTATATAGTTGTTTGTAAACTCCATATAGTTACCATTAGTCGTAACTGTATCCTCAAAATATGTAAATGATTTATTAAGACTAGAATCTCTTACATCAATAGTAAAGGATCCTAGATATTCTCTAGGTATAACCTTTAAAGTTTGAGATGCGGTTGTCGTTAATACAATCATTGCTTATATAACGAGAAGTATATTTAAATTTGTAAAATAAAAAAGCGGCCAAAAGCCGCTCTCTTATAATTAAACTAAAATTAAGATATGTTAAGCGTTAGGATCTATTGGAGTTACCGAAGATGCTGTAATTACGCCCGCATCAACAAAAGCCGGAGCTTTCTCCTCTTGTCCCTCTAATACTAGAGTGAATCCGTATAGATCGCCCGCTGCTGCTCCTGTTACAACCGTTCCTCCTGTTACTTCGCAACCATTCTCAATACCGCATAAGTATTGTTTTCCTAAGTAATCCTCTACTACTACGTGAGGTCTACTAACGCAAATTAATTGTAATTCTTGCTGAGTTGCGTTATCTAAAAACGCTAGTGTTATATTTATTGTTTGACTGAAAAAAGTCGTACCGTTTTCTCTTGATGAGTTTACAGTAGACTCTAGACTTGAGTTGCCTTTTACGTCATACTCAAACCAAGCCGGACTTCCTCCTATTGCGTCAATAGTTCCGTCAGCATTTTATAGTTACTGTTCCTAGAGTACCATAGTCAGCAAAGTAAATTTTCTTTACTCCACCGAAACCGGTTTTACAAGGTAAATTTCTTCCTTTTGTTAAAGCACAAGCCATATTATTATATTTTTAAAAAGTTAAAAAAAAGGGTAGAGTAGTTTTCTATCCTACCCCTTGTTAATTTATTATACTGTTGGATCATATAATACAACCTCGCTACCGAATCCGTATTGGATACCGCTAGTAAATCTCATAATAATTCTGACGTTTTGACTTCCGTCTAAGTCAGCCATATCTAGAGTTTTTACTAAGTTATGGTCGTTTAATAATCCTGTTCCAAAGTATAGGTTGCTTTTTTGAGCTAGTACCATTTGGTTATCGTTTAAGCCTTGAGCTAAGAAAATATTAACTCCGTCAAACGTTAATGGTTGATCCATAGAGTACCACATATTTACTCTATTTTCGTAGCCGCCACCTTGAGCCGCTAAAGCTCTTACGTATGCTTTTGCTACGTTTCTAGAGACGTATAAATGTAAATCCTCTTTTCCATAAAGAGCAGACGGACAAGCGTCGATTACTTTACCCATTTCTGCAATAACGTTACCCGAGTTTACGGTTGTTCCTGTAACATCAGAAACGTCAGCATCAGCTTTGAAAAGAGTTACGAACCCGTCAACCTCTCCCGCCGTAGCGTTCGCTCCATTCCAAATAGATTGCTCTGTTTTTTGAGCTACTTGAGCTGCAACTTCGCCGATTAAGAAATCGCTAAACTTCTTAGGCATTTTTTCATAGGCAGAATAACCTAGCTCTGCCGCTTCCCACGAGCTTACAAATGGAGTAAGACAAAGTTGAGTATTAACTTGAAACTCCTCCGGTTGTAGGACTCTCTCAGTTAAAGCAACGTCGCCCGCATCTGTAAAGTCGCAAGAAGAATTAGCTATAATTCCACTTACCGCCATTTTTGAAATGACTTCTTTGTATTTAATATTAGGCATAACTTCTATGCCGCCTTTTGCTATTGTATCGCCGGATAGAAGAGCCGCAGCAATATATTTACCGCTCCATTGTCCCGCATAGCTACTTGTTATTGATAATGACATTTTATTTAAATTTTAATTGTTAAGTTTTTCAAATATTCTATCCTTGATAGATTGTTTTTTATTCTGTGAAAACGTAAATCCTTTCGGTCTTTCGCCTGTTCCTGTTTCCGGCGAATGTTTGATAGGATCTGCTGCGGGCTTCGAAAGCTCTTCTTTAACTTCCTCTGCTGCGTTTACTTCCACTTCTTTAACCTCTTTTTTAAGTTGCTCTTCGGTGTCAACCTCTTCAACTTTTTCTGAGTTAGACTCTTTGTCTTTTTTAAGATCTGCGATTGCGTCTTCTAGGTTTTGGATCCTTTTTTCCATACCTTTCCAATCCGCTACGTCAGCCTCTTCTTTACGGTCGTCGTGTTCGTCCATTTCTTTTTCATCATATTTCATTTCGACCTCTTTAAGTTCATCTATTAAACCCTCTTCCTTTACAACTAAAACCTCTCCGGACTCTAGTTCGTATTCGCCGATAGGCATTTTAACCTTTTCGTCATCAGATTTAATAAAAACTTCTTTACCTTGAGAAAACGCCTCAGCCGTTATAACTGTTCCATTTTCTAGTTTCCTGTCTTCAAGCCTTACTTGAATGTCTAGGATAGCTTTTATTTTATTTAACATTTCACTACTTTTCATAATTAACTATTTAACGATTTATAAAAAAAATTGTGCATTTTCAAGATGCTACTCTACTTATTACTCCTATACCTTGAGCGAATAAAGATCCGTCGCAGCACTTTATTGAGTATGTATTTTTGTCTTTACAATAGCAAGCTCGCCTAGATCCGTTAGGACTTGTACGAGACGGCCAATATTCTTTATTATTTATTTGCACAATTTGGGTATTTTTTAGGACAGTCTTTATTCATATTATCCTTGTTATGATATTCGCAAGGCATAAACCAAGTTTTGCCCTCTACGTCGTGAGTATGTATTCCCTCGCAACCAATATTTTTAGCCATTTCTTTAGCTTTGTCTTCGGTTGAATAAGCTAGTCTATCGTCAATAATAGCAAAATCGTCGTTTACAACTTGAGTAGTTAGTTCTAAAACTCCTAATTTTTTAAGTTTAGATCTACTCCAAGCTAAGCCCGCTTTACCTCCCCATAATAAATAGCTTATAGTACCGCACGCTTTAGAGTCTGACTCATTATAATACTCCTCAGCTCTAGATAAATAAGAGTACATTCTTTTTATAGTAGCCTCTGAAATAGGTTTACCTTGAGCTAATTGAGACGCTCTGATCTTGCCGACATCTGTCGCACATTTATTCTTTATTTTTTTGTTTAGATCTATACCTCTTTTTGCGTTATTTTTAACTGACTGAGGATAATCTCTATAACTTTCTAATACTAAATTTTTACCGTCTTTATATCTTTTATCGTCTTTAATAATTCCTGTAATAATACTTAGCATATATTGAGCCTCTTCGTCTTCAATTTTAGCTAGATCCTCTTCAATACTTGGAGCTTTAATTTGCATTTTGTCAGCAAAATATCCCTCAATACTAAAGCCTTTTACTTTACCGCTCTCTACAAACTCTTCCCAAATTTTGTCGTTATTTACTTTTACGGATCCTACCCAAGTTCCGATAGGAAAATCAAAGCCATACTTTTTAGATTTATCGTGTACTTTATCCTCAACGATCCAAGACTCAACTAAAGTAAGTCCGTTTAATTCGTGTTTATGTTCTAAGGTCGAGTTATTTTGATTGCCTTGTTTTAGATATAATTGAGAGGCCTTTTCTATTGTCTCTTTTGAAAAATAAATATAATATTCGCCCTCATCATTTTTTCTATATATGGGTTTATTAGGAATTAATAAAGCTCCCATTAATATCTTTTTCTTTTTATCTACCTCTGCTAGTTTAAACTCTTGATTTTCTAGAGCTATAAAATCCTCTTCGATTGCGGGGTTTTCAACTATTGATATAGCCTCAACTCCGGTTATCTCTTGATCCTCGTCTAATATTAACTCGACTATTTTCATATTTGTATAACGTTTTAATTATTTTATTTTGTATTATATAGAGGCTCCGTCTATAATATTTCTCTCTAAGCCTTGAGCGGTAGTAACATCATTAGATACAACAAACGCTTGAACGGGTTGAGAATCGCTCTCTCCGATTGCTGACGCTAACTGATTTACGCCTCCGGCTCCTACTGTATTTATACTAGGCGGATTTGATGCTATGCTTGCAGCATTAGATCCTCCTCCTCCTCTTCCGGTAGGTAAACTAGGAGCTGACATAGCATTTGCACTTTGTCCCGAAGATTTAATTTGTTGAATAGATTTTGCGGCACTTGCTGCGGCACTTGCTATCGACAAAGCTGCTGAAATAGTGTTAATAGTTACGAACGGTTGCCCAAAAGTTATGGGGGTTGCTGCAACTGCTTTAGCGTTTGCTATTCCTGTACTAGCTACTATTTGACCAATAGCTCCGGCCTGTTGAGCAATAACTCCGGCAATAGCTAACTTTTTATTTTCTCCGGCTATTGAAGATAAGAAACCTCCAAATTGTGATAATAAAGCAAATTTTTGTCCTTGTATTTGTTTCTCTGCCTCATACTCTGCCATTTGTACGGCTTTCTTTTCGTTTGCTGCTGCTTTTGCTGCTGCTATATCTTTATCTCTAAACTCTTTTTGCTTTTCTGCTCTTTTTGCTAATCTAGCATTTTCTATTTCAGTAGTCTCTAGATCTTGTTCCTCAGCTTGGAGTTTTAGTTTTTCAAATTGCTCATCTATTTTAATAAGCTCTAACTCTCTTTTTTCTGCGTCAGAAATTGCGGTAGCGTCTCTAATTAATTTTTTTGTGTCTGCTAATTTTTTAGCTGCTGCTATTTCGTCGGCCTCTGCTTTTTTAATATCGGCTTTACCCTCTGCCGCTATTCTTTTCCTTTCAGACTCCGCCTCTCTTAAATTAGTTGTTATTTCTGCGGTTAGTGTTTTTTGCTTTTTAAGTCTTGAAGACTCTAAGTCAATTAATCTAGCTTGAAGTTGAGCCTCTTCGTCAAGATCCTCTTTAGTAGAATCGCTTAAACTATTTTCTAATTGTTTAGTTTCAAATCTGATTCTAGCTGCCTCAATTTCTTTTTTAGTTATTTCATCTTCAATCCTACCGGCCTCTTTAAGAGCTGCGATCCTATCCTCAATAGATACGTTTTCTTTATCGGCTGCTTTCTCTCTTAATTCATTAAATTTTCTAGTAGCCTCAGCTCTATCTAATAATAATTGTCTATCTAGTTTATCCGCTCTTGCTCTTTCGTCTGCTATTTGATTGGCTAGTTGTAATTCTTTTCTAGTTTCCTCTCCAAAGTTTTTAACCTTTTCAGTAACCTCAGAGAAATTATTTTTAAGCTCGTCTATTGCTCCGCCTAAATTTTTAAAGTCCCCTGTTAATACAGTTCCTATAACCTTACCAACTGACATTAACGTTTTACCTATTCTAGCTAAGACGTCTGAAACGTTACCGGNTATAACCGATATTCTAGTCATTATCTTAGCAAACTTATTTTGTCCCTCTTCGCTAGAAGTAAACGCTTTTCCTAAAGCTATAATTCCTAATACTAAAGCTCCAATACCCGTAGCGATAATAGCTACTCTCATTAAATTGAATCCTTTAGTAGCTCCGGCTAAAGATCCTGTAAGATTTTTAGTACCGCTTATTAAACCTCCTGTTTGTTGGTCTAAAATACCTACTACTCCCGAATAATCTTTAGTTGATTTTGTATTGTCTTGTATTACTTTAGTATTCTTTTTACGCTCTGAATTGATTTGTTTTAAAGCGGTTTTTTCCTCTTGTATTGCGGCCTTAGTTTCTTTTATTTTTTTATTTAAAGAGGATCTCTTTTGCATAGCCCTACCGGAGTTACCCGTAGTCTTATCTAGCTCTTTATTATATTTATTAAGATCTTGTTGTAAGTCAATAATAAGATCCTCACTTGCTGCAAAGGATTTATTTAACTCATCTATATTTTTCTGAGCGTCGGCCGTTGAAATTTTTAACTCATACTCTTTTGAAACTACTGCCATTTAAGATCCTTTTTGATTTGTTTATACGCTTTAGTTTAAAGTTTGTAGGCAAAGCGTATTTACCTTGAGCTATTCTGATTATTTTCAGTTTCTCCTTTACAGAATTGTAATAAATCTATTATTGTTTTTTATCATACTATATTAAGTAACTCTATACTACTTTCTCCGGTAGTTAGATTTGTTGTTATACTATTAATTCTATAACTGTTATTATTTAACGAGATTTGATCGTTTAATTTTAAATTATATATCATTTTTTAATGGAATATATGCTTTGACTTTTGTTAAACGCCTTTTATTATTATAAATATCTGTTAAGAAATTCTTATAAAAGTTTTCAAATAATGTACCTGTAAAAGAAGTATCTAAAGTATATTCGTTTTGTTCTAAACTAAAATTAATATTTGTCGTACTCGTACCGCTTGCTAAAGCTAGACTATTTGACGGGACGTTATATACCGTTAAAGATTGATGAGAGCTAGCCGTATTTCTAAAAGATATAGCCGTTCCTCCGCTTATTTTAATTGGATAAAACAATAAAGGTAAACTATAAGTAGCCTCTTGATTATCATTAACAAACCAACCCCATTGTATATCTGTATTAGCTCCTCCGTTCGAGTTTACTAATCTTTGATATTGTAAATGCTCAAATGGTAAATCAATAGAGTAAGACTCTTCCGGAGCATCATATTTAGCATTATCTAAGCTAAAGTCTAAAGTACCCCAACCCTTATTTTCTAACTGTTCATATTGAATAGCTAAAAAAGTCTTTAATCCTTTATAAGCTAATTTTACTTCTTTATATGGCAAAGCAAGATCTACGCTACTAGATTTAACATCTACAAACTCATCAATAGTCCAAGTTGTACTAGAGGCATTATAAAAACTATCTAAAGTTCTAACTACTATTGTCCCGTCAGTATCTACAAAAGCCGTTAAATTAAACATTTTAAAAAGGCCTGTAAGGAAATCTAATACTTTCATTTTTGGGATCTGTTCGGTTATAACAAACTCAAACGTAGTAGAGGTAGTTAATTGAGATCCGTTACGCCAAATATCCGTCCAACCACCCGATATAGACTCTCCTCCCTCTGTTCCTTGTACTTCCCATTGAATAGAGCTAGTATTAAAAGTTATTCCGCTAGAGTCTGCCGTACCTATTTTTAAAGTAAAACTTCCGGCGGTTAATGTAAAATCTGACTCACTTAAAATAGTAGTACCCGTATTATTTTGTTTAGAAAAATATAAACTACTATTTCTAAATATTTGTATATCGTAAGAAACGCTTGAATCCGTAGGAGTCATAGTTAAAGAATGACTAAATATTTGAGCGGGAGAAGTTACAAGAGTTCCCGCTACAACTAAAGATCCTTGTTGATTAAATAATCTTGGCTGAGAGGTGTTATAAGGACTCCATAAAGTAACTTGTCCGAATTGCATTGTTACTTGTTCGGCCGGCTCAACGTCTCCTTTTTTTCTATGCAACCACATAAATAAATTATGAAAGGTTGTATTAGAAGAGTCGTTAAAAAAATCGTTACTAAATGTTATACTATATTTTGTTTCAATAGCATCTATTATAGATTGTAGTCTTAAAGCATATTTTAGATCCGTCCACGTTACCCCGTGATCGTGATTTGATCCGGTATGATAATATAAGTTTCCTGTATTGTCTACGTGAGCTGCGGTAGCACTATTATAAAATAATTGCGTACCGTGAGTTATTAAAGGAGTAATTAGATTTGTAGNTGAGCTTGTTAAAGTTTGTAATAATTGTCTNACTCTTGTACTACTATAATTTTCATTTAAACTATTTAAACTAGATAATCCGGATAGTTCGTCGTCTCCTACTAGATCTTTTAAATTTACTGTCTCTCCAAAGAATGTAATTTTGTAAGCGTAAGGTTTATTTTTTTTTAATTGTACTCCCTCTAATTTTACAAAGCCTTTTTTAAATGGTATATTATTTAATTCAATATTTGCAGCTACTTTATTTCTAGCATCAAAGCCGTCTGTAATATCAAAGTTGTAATAGTGTTTAAATATTTTATTGTTTACTTTGGAGGCCGGAATACTAAAGGTTTTAGTAAAGTCTGTAAAGATCTTTTTAATGTCTCTAATATTCTGTATAGTTTGAGTTATTGAAACGCTCTCATCTTTGAATAAATCTATCCTAGTTCCACTTATAAAGAGTTGTAGTTTTTGCATTATCTAACATTATTAATAAAATCTTGAGCCTCTTCAAAGTCTATGGTATACTCTACTAATTTGTCGTTTAAGCTAGTTTTAAAAGTTAAGTTACTTGATCTTACAATTACGGGAATAGGTTTGTTATCTATAATGATCCAAACCGCCTCAGATAAAAGCAACTGCTCAAAATAAGCGTTAGCTCTTTCCGGATAATATCCCGAGCTTAGAGAATATGATTTTTTACCGTTTTTATTATATGTCTCTATACTATGAGGATAACTAGGATAACCTCCAACGGCCGGCCTAAAATAACTTGGAGTTGTAGTTGAGGTATCTATAATATTTCTTTGGAAAGTTTCAGACTTAGTATTTATAACGTCTACTTTTTTAGTAAAGAAAAATAAAGGTTGTAAAGCTCCAAATTTATTTACAAACATAATTTGAGTAGGAGTATATCTTGAACAGTCTACAACTTTAATATTAAGAGTTGAGGATCTATAAGCGTATGTACTATCGCTAGATCCGGAAGTTATATTACTTATATTAACTATATCGTCATTTGTGTCTGTTGCACTTATTCTCAAAATTGTTGAGGCCGGAGCAAAAAATTCGTAATTAGTTCCGTCTAATTTAGATATTAAAAAAGCGTTAGTAGCTCCTTTTGGTATTTCTGAGTTTGCCCCCTCAACCCATTCGCCGTAACCGTCAAAGCCGTTAAAGGTATCGCTATTTGTAGATCCTACTTGAGATCCTCCCGCATTTGCAGCATCATAAAATTTAACTGCTCTAGTAATTTCTATTNGAGTAGAGTTAGCAAAAAAAGTAGATACGCCGCCTATCGTCCAACAGTGAGGAGTTTGTATATAATCTTTAGCTAGCTCCGCTATTTCAAAAGTTACGGTACTTCCGGCCGTACAATCTTTTATAATTGTATATCTTAACGTACTATCAATAGTTAATTCTAATTTAGCTGAGACTGCTCCACTTGGAGCGGTTAGGACTACATAAATAGGCGATCTTAAAGGTCTTATATCCATTGTTTATCTTTTTTCTCCAAATATTATATTCTTTTCTGTATCTAATATAAAAGCATTTAAAAACTGATCCCCAAATCTTTGAATACCCTTATCAAAAGGAGTAGTAAAGAAAAATCTAGCTCTTAAACCTTTACGCCATATACTATTTATAATTATATAACTTATACTATTATAACTCATATATCGACCTTTTTTATCTCTCCAACGAAATTTTTTGAGCTTTACCCAATTTTGTATCCCGTCAGTTAGTCCTCCTTTTCGGCCGGATCCTGTTCCAAATCGAAAAGGGCTATTAGAGCTTGATCCATAACTAGACTCAGTACCTTTAACTCCTTGATCTTGAAATACTCCGTAATCCTCCATTTCAAACTGAACAATAAAAGCGTCTTTCTCTACTATAACGTTTGGCTTAATAGATTTATATAAACTACCGCTAGCGTTAGATCCTCCTTTTGTTAAGTTAGATCTTGACTGTTGTACTACATAATTAGCAAACTCTTTTATTTTTAGTTCTAATTCTTTTAATA